GTCTACTACCGTCTTTGACGTGCTGAACCAAAAAATTACGGAGCTGAAAGGCTCTAGCGAAGATTTCCTGAAAACCGGCGGAGCTAAAGACTTTGCCGAGTATCGGGAGGTATGTGGCGTTATTCGAGGTCTAGACGCTGCATTAAGAGAAATCAACGACCTTTCGCGTAACTATATGGACGATAACGATGACTGAGACAGTAACGGTTAGTGGGGTCGGGGCAGCAGCTCAGATTACAGAGCAGCTAGATCTGTTTGGTAAAGAAATGGAAGAAACAGCCCTAGAGAAAAAACGTAGAGCACGGATTGAAGTAGAAGCTATAGAAGAAGCAGAGCTAGAAGCTTCTATACCTAAACCCGTAGGCTATCGAGTCCTGATTGCCCTGCCTAACGTCGAAGAGACTTTCGGGGAAAGCGGGCTTATTAAGGCGGAATCTACTCGTCGAGAGGAATATATCCTGTCTACTGTGGGGTCTGTGCTTGATATGGGCGAGCAAGCGTACAGCGATAAAGAGCGCTTTCCTACTGGGCCTTGGTGCAAAGTAGGCGACCATGTGATGTTCCGAGCCAACACCGGTACGCGTTTTAAGGTGAACGGGCAGGAGTTTCGCTTAATGAATGACGACTCTATTGAGGCCGTCGTAGATGATCCGCGAGCTGTTTCGCGTGCATAAGGAGTAAACCATGCCTAGAGAAAACGTAGAATTTGAGTTTCCCGATCCCGATAAAGACGAGATATCTCAAGAAGTTGAAGTTGATATTGCCGAGGAAGACGCGCCGCTTGAAGTAGAAGGTGCGGTTGGTCGGGAGAATATGAAGTCCGCTAAAGGTACTATTAAGGCGGGCGACCTAGAGATTGAGGTAGAGGACGATACGCCGCCAGAAGATCGGGGCCGCAAGCCGTCAGAACCACCCCAAGACGTAACCGACGCGGAGCTTGAGAACTACTCCGATAAGGTTAAAAGCCGAATTAAGCACTTTAGTAAAGGCTACCACGATGAGCGTAGGGCCAAAGAATCGGCGTTACGAGAACGAGAAGCCCTTGAGACGTATGCTCGCAACCTAGTAGCTGAGAACGAAAAGCTAAAAGGTTCGGTGGATCAAAGCCACAACTCGCTTATCCAATCTGCCAAGAAACAGGTAGCGGGGGAGCTAGCTGCGGCAAAAGCGCAGTATCGGCAAGCGTACGAATCTGGCGAGCCAGATGCGGTGCTAGAAGCCCAACAAGCTCTAAACACGGCGCAGATTCGCATGGAGCGAGTTAACGCACTGAAACCTAAAGAAAATCGGGGTTTACAACAACCCGAAACTCCTGTACAAACGCAGGTAACTGCACCTCAACCGCAGGTCGAGCGTGACGACAAAGCTGAAACATGGCGCGATAATAACCCATGGTTTGGCGATGACGACGAAATGACCGCATTTGCGCTAGGGTTGCACAACAAGTTAACGAAAACCGGGGTTGACCCGCGATCTAACGAATACTACGAGCAAATTAACGCTCGTATGCGAACAGTATTCCCCGATCAGTTCGACGATGGGATAGAGGACGAACCAAGAAGTACCCAAAGAAAATCTAGCAACGTGGTTGCTCCCGCTACGCGGAGCACAGCGCCTAAGAAAATTAGGCTAACGCAATCACAAGTCGCTATTGCGAAAAAACTTGGGGTACCGCTGGAAACATACGCCAAACAGGTTGCTGAATTACTGAGGAAACAATAATGGCTCAAAACAGACTAGATAGAGAACTTGAGACCCGTGAGAAGACGGTTCGTAAAACGGCGTGGACGCGACCTACTGTGTTGCCTGATCCCACCCCCGAAGACGGCTATACCTATCACTGGGTTCGTATTTCGACTAACGGTCAATCTGATGCCACTAACGTTTCTTCAAAGTTACGTGAAGGCTGGGAACCCGTACGTGCGGTAGACCACCCCGAGATATTTACTGATACTGTCTCAGACGAGCGGTTTAAGGATAATGTCATTGTGGGCGGACTCATGCTGTGCAAGGCCCCAGAAGAACTTGTCGCAGAACGAAATGCGTTTTACCGGCAACAAGCCGAGTCGCAAATCCACTCTGTGGACAATAACTTAATGCGCGAAAACGACCCTAGAATGCCCCTATTTAACGATAGGAAATCGAAGGTTACTTTCGGCAGTGGAAATTAAATTAGGAGTTATACAATGGCTTATCCAACAGTCAGCGCTCCCTACGGCTTTAAGCCAATCAACCGTATCGACGGTATGCCTTACGCTGGTGCTACTCGCCTTATTCCTATTGCGAGTACATACAACGTGGCTATCTTTGCGGGTGACATGGTTCAAACTGTAGCGGCGGGCACATGTGAAAAGTTCACCGGCACTACTAGTGGTGCTACGGTGGGTGTTTGTGTTGGCGTTCAATACGTCAATTCTCTGAGCCAGTTCACGCCGGCTCAATACTACCCCGGCACTAGCGTTACTGACGCTTACGCTATCGTAGTAGACGACCCTATGGCGGCTTTTAAAGTTGCTGTAACAAATGGTTCTAGTGCAGTAACCGCAGAAGACCGTACTGTTGTCGGCGCTAACATGGCCGTAGTACAAGGTACAGGCGATACTGCTACTGGAGATTCTGGACAATCAGTCCTCGCTGGCTCAGATGCTGTTACAGCAACTATTCCTGTTCGAGTAATTGATGTTGTCACAGATACCGCAACTGGTGCTGATGCTTTTGTTGAGTTGATTGTTAAACTCAATACTCACCAGTACAACTCAACTACTGGCGTATAAGGAGACTAGCAGATGGCTATTTCAAGAGCGCAACTCCTTAAGGAGCTACTACCGGGTCTAAACGCCCTCTTTGGTCTCGAATACGCTAAGTATGGTGACGAGGCTGCTGAAATCTTCGAGTCTGAATCTTCGGATCGTTCTTTTGAAGAAGAAACTAAGTTGTCCGGTTTCAGTGCCGCACCTGTTAAGGGTGAAGGTTCTGCGATCGAATATGACAACGCACAAGAAGCGTGGACTGCTCGTTACACTCACGAGACGGTCGCAATGGGCTTTTCGCTGACTGAAGAAGCAATCGAAGATAACCTCTACGATTCACTCTCTTCACGTTACACGAAGGCTCTTGCACGTGCGATGGCTTACACTAAGCAAGTTAAGGGTGCTAGTATCCTAAACAACGCTTTCTCCGGCACTACTTATGGTGACGGCAAAGTCCTTTGTGCGACTGACCACCCTCTCGTATCTGGTGGCGCTAACTCAAACCGTCCTGCTGTTGCAGCCGATCTTAACGAAACTTCACTCGAAGCTGCCGTTATCCAGATCGCTGGTTGGACTGATGAGCGCGGTCTCCTTATCGCTGCTAAGCCTAAGACGCTTGTTATCCCGCCAAGCCTGCAATTCGTTGCAACGCGTTTGTTGGATACTGAGCTTCGTGTGTCTACAGCCGATAACGACATCAACGCAATCCGCAGCAACGGTGCAATTCCGGGTGGTTACAAGATCAACAACTACCTGACTGACACCAACGCTTGGTTCTTGATGACTGACGTACCTAACGGCCTGAAGCACTTCGTCCGCTCACCTATGAGCACTAGCATGGACGCCGACTTCGACACAGGCAACAGCCGATATAAGGCTCGTGAGCGATACAGCTTCGGCGTATCTGACCCACTGGGCATCTTCGGTTCACCCGGCGCTTCATAAGCAAAAGGTGTTAAGATTGGGGGCTTCGGCCCCCTTTCTTTTGCGTGCGAGGTACCCATGCCTAGACAAATGAAAAAAAGAGTAGAGTCGCAAGGCTCTCGAATGTGCACGTCGTGCAACAAAGTCAGGCTGTTATCTCAGTTTGAGCTATTTAAAGACGGCAATTATCGCGGTGTGTGTCGAACATGCGTTAGCGCCCAGAAAGCCCGAAAAACCTCCGCTTCTCCCGAAGCATACCTACGAGTTCTAAACGTCCAACTAAAGTCGCAGCGTATAAAACAGGGCATCCAATACGACCTAACCTCCGAAGAGCTTACGGAGATATGGGACATACAAGAAGGCAGATGCGCCCTGTCTGGCGTACTAATGACCCACCAACGCGATGGGAAGGCAGGAGACGGTAAGAAGAAAGAGTTCAATGCCTCGATAGACAGGATAAACCCCCAAGGCCCCTACGTACGGGAAAACGTACAGCTAGTCGCCAACCGCGCTAATACCATGAAGCACACCCTCGGGCAAGATATGTTTATGTGGTGGGTAAAAAACATCCATAATCAC